TAAAGCACTTTACGCAAGAGTAAAAGCTGAAGCCAAACGTAAGTTTGCTGTTTATCCTTCTGCCTACGCTAATGCTTGGTTAGTCCGAGAATATAAAAAGCGTGGTGGAACTTATAGAGTGGAGAGAAAGAAAAGTGCCACAAAGAAAAAAAAGTAAGCCTAATCCAAGAGCCAAAGGTGGTTTAACACGTTGGTTTGAGGAGAATTGGGTTGATGTAAAGACTGGTAAACCCTGTGGTCGTTCTAAAGGTGAAAAACGTGGTTATCCTGCCTGTCGTCCAAGTAAACGTGTATCAAGTAAGACACCTAAGACTGTAGGAGAGATGACGAAAAGTGAGAAAGAGAGGTTTAAGCGTGAAAAAACTAGCAGTGCTAAAATAAAGTATCAACATAAACGTAGGAAAACTACCAAAAGGACTAAAAAATGACTGAAATCACACCAGAAATGCTTGACATTATTGAAAAAGTCAAGGGAAAGCGAAATCCTGCTCTTTGGGACCCCAGATGTGAACAATATATGAGAAATAACAGTAAAGGTACTGTAAAAAAGTCAACAACAAGTTAAACTAATCTTAAATACTCTTTTTTCTTAGGACAATGGCATTTTTTCGTGGTGAAGAAGGTTCTGTTAAATTTAAAAACGGATCTGGAACAACAGAAGCAGTAGTTTCTACAACTGGCTGGACATTAGATACAACAAAGGACACATTAGATGTAACTGCTCATGGAGCAACATCAAGAAGTTTTGTTGGTGGATTAATCTCTGGTTCTGGCTCTATTGATTTCTTATATACAGCAGCGAGTGGTAATGAGACTGCTAACTTACTTGCTGATGTATTAACAGCAGAAGATCCAGCAGATGCACAATTTGAATTATTTTTAGATACATCTGGAAGTAAAAAAGTAAGTTTTAGTGGGATTGTTACAGGAACAAGTTTATCTGCGACAACAGGTGATCTTGAAACTGTCAGTGTAAGCTTTATTACTTCTGGTGCTATCACCAACGCTGCATAATGCCTAAAGGATCTTATTCATCAAAACAACGCAAATTAGCTGCGGTTGCTCCTCCGAGGGATAAGATCACTTCTGCTGATCTTAAAAAGTTACGTTCCAAGAAAAAAAAGAGGAAAAAGAAATGAAAGTTAAAAAACAACTTACAGATAGGCAGAAGACTGCTTTAGCGAACCATAAGAAGAAGGGTACTCATAGTGCACAACACATGAAGATAATGAGAGAAGAGATGTTAAAAGGCAAGACTTTCATGCAAGCACATGCAATAGCTATGAGGAAGAAAGGAAAGTAATGCCACGCAAAAAAGGAGTCAGTTTATCAGTAGGAAGAGGCGAAAAGTCCAAGAAAGGAGGACTGACTGCTAAAGGACGAGCAAAATATAATAGAGCTACAGGAAGTAATTTAAAAGC